TTTTATGGACTTTAGAATAGAAGAAATGAAGTCTGATGACCAATACTACCTTGAACATATTATTAAATACGTTAAGTATTTAGAATTTAAAATAGATATTAAAAACGAAGTATTAAGTAAAATAGATAATCATATAAAAAATAGAAACAAATGAATGAAATAGAACATTTAGAGCAAATATTATTAGGTAAGTTAATAAACAATGCTAATCATTATTATGAAAATCATACTTTATTAAACGAATCACTGTTTTCTAATGCTGAACATAAAAAATTATTTAAAATTATAGATGAACAGTATCAAGAAAATAATAAAGTAGATTTAACACAGTTTTACTTATCATTTGCAGATAAATCATCAGCAATTAATCTTGCACAAGAATGTTTAAATAAATCTTATGACTTGTATCAACCACAATCACTTGTGTTAATGTTGAATCAAACAAGTAAAAAGAAAGAACTTAAAAGTTTATGTGAAAACACTTTGCAAAGAATAAATAATGATGATGATTTATTTCAAATGATTAACGATATAGAATTAAAAACTCAAAAAATTGGTAATGTTGATAATTCTAAAATTATTTCTATCAAAGAACAGATGCCCAGTATGATGAAGAATTTAGAAAAAAACATGCAATCTGATGGCCTTACTGGTATTCCTAGTGGATTTCTTTGTATAGATAACTTTACAAGTGGTTGGCAAAAACAAGATTTAGTTATTATTGGAGGTGCTTCATCAATGGGTAAAACTAGTTTTGCTTTAAATTTAGCTATAAATGCTGTAAAATTAGGACATTCTACTGTAGTGTTTTCTTATGAAATGTCTGTAAATCAAATGCTTATGAGATTAGTTAGTGGGGATACAGATATTAATAATAAACATTTACTTAAAGGTAAAATATATGAAAATGAGTTAACAAAAATACACAATAGTGTGTCAAGATTAGAAAAGCTTAATATGTATATAGATGAATGTAAAAATACATCTCTTAAATATTTATTAAATAGAATTAGACAATATGTTATATCTAAAAAAGTAGAAATGGTAGTTGTTGATTATATGCAATTAATATCTTACAATATACACGGTAGGAGTAGAGAGCAAGAAGTTTCTCACGTTGCTAGAGCTCTTAAAAATATAGCTAAAGAATTAGACATAACTGTTATTGCTTTATCACAATTATCTAGAAATGTAAGTAAAAGAGAAACGGGCAGGCCCACGTTAGCTGATTTAAGAGAATCAGGAGAAATAGAACAAGCTGCAGACGTTGTAACATTTGTTTACAGACCAGAATATTATGGTATTAAAGTAGATAGTTCAGGTAATAGTGTAGAAGGATTAGCTGAAATTATTTTTGCTAAAGGTAGAAATATAGGTATAGGTAGTAGACATTTGAGATTTGTAGATTACTTAACAAAATTTGAAGAGTTACCAACAAGTTACAGTGGATAACTAATTATTCTTTTTGTTGTTTTATTTTTGTATATTTGTATTTATTAAGTACATTTGTACATTATGATTAGGTTTAACGAAAACATAAAAAAGGTTTCTAAAAAATTAAAAGTTCCTGGAACTCTTGTTAAAAAAGTTCTATCTAAAACTTTTAAAGAAATAGAGTCTTGCCTTAATGAAGATAAAAATTTTATGTTTAAGGGCTATGTTAAATTCGTTAAATCTAAAAATAAAAAAAAACCGATAAGTAAAACCGAATTGTTTAATTTAAAAACGAAAGATAAATGAAACCGAACATAATTATTGTGGGGCCTTCGGGGTCAGGTAAGTCGAGCTCTATGAGAAATCTTGACCCTAAGTCCACAGCTGTAATAAATACAGAAAGAAAACAACTGCCATTTAAAAATGCAAATGATTTTATGAATGTGCCAGTTAAAACAGTATCAGAATTCCATGCAGCTTTAGATAAAGCTATGGAAAGTGATAAGGTAGACACCATTGTTATTGAATCTTTTACATCTCTTATAGAAATTATATATAGAGAAGCTGAAATAAGATATAAAGGCTTTGATATATGGGGTTATTATAATAAAGAGATAGGTAGAATATTAGATAAATCTAAAAACTCTGACAAGTATGTTATATTTACCGCTATAGATGGCGTATATGATGGAGACAATGGAGTAGAAGAAAGATTTGTTGCTATAGATGGTAATAGATGGAAGAAAAGAGTTGAAAAAGAATTTGTTATTTGTTTGTTTACAGACACAAAAGCAACAGATGAAGGTGTTCAATATAGATTTAGAACTAATACAACGGGTAGAGATTCTGCAAAGAGTCCTATGGATATGTTTCTAGACTTACATATAGATAATGATTTAAAGAAAGTTATTAATGCATGTAAGGTTTATTATTCAGAACCACAAACAGCTATTATGAATAGCACGTTTGCAGTATCACATACAAAAGAAGTTTAATTAAAAACCGAATAAAAATGTTTCCAAAATTGAATGAAACTAAAATAGAAAATGCTTCTACAACTAAGTCAGATTACTTAGGTGCAGGAGCTCACACAGTAGAAATTAGAAAATTTAAAACAAGTGATGAGGTACCAGGTTATCAAGGCACACCATATACAGAATTTATGGTAGGTAATGATACGGGTATAGCATTCTTAAAATTTAGTGGTATAGACTCTCACACTAGTGAGGTTGCGGCTAAGGTAAGAACAGAAATATTTAAATCTTTTCTTATAGCGGCAGGGGCCACTACATTTCAAGACCCCCACATGGCTTGCAATACTATTCTAAATAAAAAAGTAGAAGTGTGTTTAGCAAAAAGAGAGTACTGGACTACAGACAAAGACACCAATGCTCCACAAATAAAATCAAGAGTTGAATATAAATTTGCTAATCCTTATGGTAAAACTATAAACTTTAAGGATAGCTATAATAAACCTATGTCGGCTGAAGATAGAGCTAAATATGAGGAAGCTGTAAAGCTTTCACAAGGCGGTTCTGCTGACATTCAAACACCATTTTAAATATGAAAATTGTAAATTATTTTACTGCAAATGCAAGACAATTAGATAAGTTTAAATTAGAATTTAGGCTATTAGGTTTTACATTTATTGAATTAAAGTTTGATATATCAAGAAGATGTGGCAAACTAGTATTATTAAACGTAGGTATAGCTACCAACAATTGTGACTGTTAATGATATATAAGCACCGAGCTTTTATTAAAAATAGCAAGGTCACTTTTCAAGACAGAAAAAGGTTTGACAATCATTTGCTTAATTACGAGGGCAAGACTGTAGTTATTACAGTCAGGGAGCAAAAGGAGAGGCGTAGCCTTAACCTTAACTCGTATTATTGGGCAGTGGTTGTCAGGCTTTTGTCTGAAGAAACAGGTTATAATAAAGATGAAATGCATGAAGTTTTAAAATCCATGTTCTTAAGAACTAAATATAAAATTAAAGGTATATGGATACACGGTACTAAATCTACCACTAAACTTACTAATGAGGAGATGCAGGCGTTTATTGAAGAATGTAAAGCGTTTGCTTCTACCACATTAGGTCTTTATATTCCTGACCCAAATGAAGTTGAATATGAATAGTTTTTTTATACTTGGAAATGTTCCGTCCAGTAAAAATGGAAAAAGATGGACAGGTAAATATCTTATACACAGTAAAACTACTATGAGATATATTAAAGAAACTAAAGAGGACTACTTAAGATTAAGAAAAGCTTTTACTGAAGAGCTAAAAAAACACGAGCCTCCATATAGAATTTCATTTAAATTTATTAGAAATAGTAAGAGAAAGTTTGATTATGTTAATCCTTTACAAACAGTACAAGACCTTATGGTTAAGTATGATTGGATAGAAGATGACAACGCAACATTCTTACTGCCTGTATTTGAACCATATGAATACAATAAAATTAAACCAGGTGTATTAATCACCATAAAATCGAATAACAATGACAAAAAGAAGAAATAACACTCACTACACTAGGCTATTAAATTACTTAAAAGAATTTGGTAACATAACAAGCTTAGGCGCAATTAAAGATTTAGGTAACACTAGATTATCAGCAACCATATATGAATTAAGAAAAGATGGATACAATATAATTAGTGAAGACTTAATAGTAAGAAACAGATGGGGTAATAACACCATCATAGCATTATATAAATTGATATGAAAAAACCAAAGATAAAATTAATTACAGACCCAGAGATATCAGACCACACATACTACCAAGATTGTATGTACTTATCTAACTCTATGTTAAAATCATTTATAGATAAATGTCCTAAAAACTATGCTTATAGATTAGAGAACCCAATCAACCCAACACAAGCAATGAGGTTTGGAACGGCGTTTCATATGTTAGCGTTAGAAGGATTGGATAAGTTTACAACAAACTATGTTAGAGAGCCAGATGTAGATAAAAGAACTACTTTAGGTAAAACAACATTAGCAAAGTTTAATGAATCGTTAAAGGGAAGGCAGCCTATTACTACAAAGAATTATGAAACTATGATGGGTATGTACGAAGAACTAGTACATCACAAAAATATAGATTTGTTAAGAGGATGTAATGAAATAGAAAAAATATATACATGGGAAAATAAAGATGTAGATATGTTGTGTAAAGGTAAACTTGATGCAGTTAATACATCAAAGAAGTATATAGTTGATTTAAAAACAACTAGAAACGCACATCCAGAAAGTTATATAGATATTATGATTAATTCATGTTATCATATGCAGGCGGCTTATTATCTTGATGCTTTGGGGTACGATGATTATTATATTATCGCTATTGAGAAAGATAAGCCGCATTGTATATGTACATTTAAATTAAGTAAAGAAACTATTAATGATGGTAGAGAGCTTTATATGCATGCGTTAAAATATTACAAAAGTATAATGATGTCAGGAACAGATGTAGGTTTAAGAGACTTATCTATGTCAGAGATTGATTATAATGAAGGAGAGATATGCGAGATATAAAA